AAGATTGGATACTCTCCTTGCATTTGGGATGAATAAAAATATGTGGATCACCATTCGCATCTTCAAACCATCTGCGTACATGTGATACACCAGATACTACATTTCTTGTTACTGCATCGCGTCTAATGTTGACTCGTAGGCCATGTTGCTTAAATACAGCTATATCTGAAATTCCTGACTGCAAATTTGTGCCAGAACCGGCTGGATCGCCCCATATACCAGTATAGTTGTATGGTAAGGACTTCATTTTCTTTGCAAAATCTTCTGTTTTGGTGTTTTTTAACGTGATTTCATCAATTTGATGTATGTCCGCAAAGCCTTTACGCTGGTTGTGGAGTTGCACAATTATTGCAGTAGAAAAACGATAGCCAAAATCTAAACCAGCATACACTGGCTTGGATGGATCGTACTGCACTGTGTCCGAAACATGAATGGTGCGGTCCATCGGATACACCTTACCAGCATAGCTTTGAAATTCGCAAAGAAATTCCTGATTAAAAGTTTCTTTAGTTAAGGTGCGTTTTAATTCTTCAATGTCATCTTTGAAGTATGGTGATAGTGTAGATGGGAAACGCCAGGACTCCCATTGTGGATGCTCTTCACTTTTTCCATAATCGTACAATTTTTTTAAATAGTTAAAACCTCGTGGAGTGCTAAGAAATAAGCACCAACCTTGCCGATCGGATAGTGTCGGTCGTAAATACATTTCAAACGTACTTCGTGGTATTAAAGCTGCTTCATCAATTACTAGATAGTCTATGCTGATATATTCTGACTGACCTTTCGGTCAGCCTTCTCCTATCAATGAATCTTGATTTTCTGCACTCTTTACAGATAATTCACTATTTAAGCCAGCAAGTTTCATGTAATACAAGTCACCACTAATCTCTTTCTTGGATTCTACTGGAAGTTTTAGCCTATTCATTACCATCTGCTTTACTTCCCTGGCGATCTTGTTTGCTAAACTATAGTTAGGTCCGACAATCCATCCACGAGTGTTTGGTGTCAAAAGCCAAGGCATAATCTCATGTGCAGCACTCCAGGACTTGCCAGAGCGTCTACCCATTAACACTACGCGAAATTTTGCTGTGCTGCTATGATATGCCAGTTGCTGTGGAGTTGGGTTGTACCCCAAGATTTTCCAGAGCTTCTGCTTGTTCACTATTTGCTTTAACAACAGGATTGTCCTCAAATCCGCACTCTTTTAACACTGTCTCCAAGTTGCCTGACATGTCGATTGCAGTCTTATCACTCATATTTAAAATGTTCTTTGCGAGGAAGATTTGCATTGCTACCGATCTGTGTTCATGTGCAGAAGTCCACATAGAGCGTCTTAAAGAGAATTTCATCTCTGCTCTACCAGCTTCTACCTTAGATTTAAATCTGCTACGGATTGTACTTTCATCACACTCGAAGTATTTGCCTATTTCTACATAGGAGCATCCGAATGATGCAAGCATCTTGACTTTTTCGCCATCAATTTTCTTTTTAGGTCTACCCATCATTATTAGGTGTTCCGATGACATTCTTTATTTTGTTCAAGGTGCGTCTCCAATATACTTTGCATGATGACTCTGTTACGCCTACGGCTTGCGCTATCTCTGGAAAGGTGTGCTTGCGAATACGAAGTTGGAATACTTGCAGTTCTCGTGGACTTAGTAAGTCGTAGAACTCATGTGCGGATGTTTGCAGCCATCGCAAATGTTTGGGAATTAAGCCAGTCCTAAAAACTATCATCTTTTGCAGATATTCGTCTGCTTGGTCAATTGCTTCGATGAGCCTATCAGCATCCGCGTCAGTCAGGTTATGCCAATAGCTTTCCATTTGTTGCTTAAAGTTACACATTAGAAGTGTTGACAAAAATGGTAAAAAATTCTAAGTGGCGGTAAGTAGCACAGTCGCCAGGCTGCCTTGGTGCATCCGAGCAAAAAAAAGGACATTTTAAAAGAATTGGATATTAAATCCACTTCCAACCGAGGAGCAAACAAGAAAACGAGGAACAACAAGGAAAACAAACTAAATCCGTTTCATTGCTATTTTAAGACACTTAGACCAAAGATTTATATATACCAAAGTGTTGA